ATTTGTTATATTTGTTTTGCCGCTGACTTTTAATTTGTAAAGCGTATCTGGATCTGTATTGATTGCCAAATTCCCCAAATAATCCAATTTTACCTTTGCTACAGCATTTTCATTGTTTGTAAATATAGAAAGACCACCATTGGTTTGTTGTAAACGAATATTATTCGCGGTGCTTGGTCCTTTGATATCTATATAACCATCTGTAGGTATTGATGGATTTCCTTTTACTGTCAGATCTCTGACATATGTTGATCCTGTAGCACTTATATTACCATTGACAGTCAGTTTTTCATTTGGTGTTGATGTACCGATACCGACCTTTTTATCTGCTCCGCTCAATGCCAAATATGCATGTGATGACAACGTGAGAGTGCCGAATAATAGACCAGCGGTTCTATTCTCCATGTAAGTGACACGTTGTTCTAGACTACTTAGAGTACCAATTACAGATGTGTTTATTGGAAAATTTACACTATAATTTGTAGCTATATCAAGAGAATATGTTAGAGGTGTTTGAGATAAAATATCATAAAGAATTATATCACGTAAAAGACCATATGTAAGTTTTTGTGTTTTATAAACACCTAAATTTGTTGGAGAATCAACTACAAAATAATCGGATAATGCATCAGGTGTTATATCCGAATACGAAGGTAATTCGTTTATAGCACTACTTGTTGATAAAATTGTACTTAGAGATGCATAAATGTATGCCATAATAATTAATATTTATAAAATTAATCAATAAATATCCCAGCTATACTCGGATCTTCTTTTATGCTAGTAATAAAGCCATTATCCGGAGTTGGATTACTACCAGATAGTAACATTAATAAGGAGCGAGTTATTTTTTCTCTATTATATGGTATTGGTTTTATTTCTTTTCTGCTAGGTCTCAAAACACCATGATAATGTATATCCTTTAAGTATAAACTACATGTATCATCGGATGAAATTACCGGAGTAGCAAAAGAAAACCCGATATTTTTAACTGAGTTTTGTTCTGTGATAAGACCAGTTTCAATTGCAAAATTTGTTGTGTATAAATTTGTTTCTATATCTTTTACTGAAATTATTAATTTTCGACCAACATCTGTTAGTCTAAATCTAATTGTATTATAATAGTCAGAACTAGACAAATTCGGTAAATTTAAGGTTGATAGGGCGATACATGACAAGTATTGATAATTGTTACCCGTTCTTATTGTCAAACTGTTTGGTATTGGTGCTGACAATCCTGTACTAAAGTGTGTACCACTTGTACCAAAAGATCCGGTTGAATCAACACCCACAACAATAAATGCATTTTGGACCCCATCATCTTCGGTGTATAAACTAGGTCCAAAACCTAATCCACCAAATCCATATCCACCGCTCAACCCGATGGATGTTTTGTCATACAAAAAAGTACACAATCCAGCAGATGATCCTGATAAACTTTCTAATTTATATTGGAAAGACCAAGTTATATCATTTGCTGAATAAAATTCTTGTTTTATTGAAAAGTTACAGGCACCAGATAATGACATTGCCTAATTATTTAGCCGATACTAAATAATTCAAATGGCTGGATTTAATTTGCATGAAAAATTACATAGGGCGAACCATCACACTTTATCAAGTGTTGGTTTACCCGATAGTGCAAGTGATCCCATAGCATCACCCGAATCACCTTTTTGCGGTGACTTCCACATTAATGGTTTTTGGTTCAATACAAAAAATATATCGGCTAATGGGTCTTCTTTATTTGATAATATCTCTATTATAGATAATAATGTATCACCAAGTTTATATATCGAAACTAATAATAAACCAGCAATAACTACAAATACTCCAATCAGTTCAACTAATATCATATACGATTCATCTGGTAACAGTAATACATGGACAAATACATATAATGAATATTTGAATTATAATTTGATATGGCATAATTTATATAATTACACATCATCAAATTCGGCAAAACTTGTTAAAAATTATTTATATACATTAAATTTGTCATCCAATTCAATTGGTTGGACTAATGTATCGGAAATATTATCTACTTATAAAAACAATTGGGATAGTACGGTTTCTACTATTTCTTCAGTTTCTGCAAATTGGAATGCATCTTTTGCTAATTATATAAATTGGAATTCTGTTATTGTTCCATTGGTAATAAGTAAAATGGACGATTGGAATTCTAATTATAACACAGTTTCAAATTCTTCTTGGTCATCTATTTATAATATTATAAGTGGATCATCAGCCAAATGGAATTCCAATTATCAAACTATAACACATAACCAATCCGCATGGGATTCGAATAATCAAACCGTATCACAAAACAGTCCCAATTGGGATTCTTTATATAATACCTTATCACTTATTAGTGGTGTTGATGTACCGATTGGATCTATTGCTGCATTCGCAATGAGTTCAATTCCTGATGGTTGGTTAAAATGTAATGGGGCGTCTTATTCTAGAACAGTTTATTCAAATCTATTCAGTAAAATAGGTACAACATTTACACCAACAATCGCAACTACAACATTTAATGTTCCCGATTTGAGAGGAAGATTCATAAGAGGTTGGGCTGATGATATTCCAGATAATTTATCTAAAAAAAATGTCGATTTTAATAGAACTTTTGGATCTTATCAAGATGATGCCTTTCAAGATCACTGGCACTATTTCACAAAATTTACCGATATGGATGGCGGTTTAAAAGCGGGTACTCATATGTATAGTAATGCTCCAGATGGTGATGGTGGGTTTTTTGATTTTATTAAAGACACAAAAAATAGTTATTATGATAATGGATTTGGAACCCCGAGATGGGGTGATGAAACAAGACCAGTTAATACTGCATTACTTTATTGTATAAAGTATAAATAAGAAATTTTTAATAAATAAATTAAATGTCTGACATTAGATTACATAATAAACTTCATAATGCAAATCATCATTCACTTTCATCAGTTGGTGTTGTTGATAGTGCAGAGGATCCAATAGCATCTAAAGATTACCCATTTATTGGTGATTTTTATTTAAATGGTGCTCTCAGTGCTTCGAATGGTTTATCTGCGAATGGGAGTTCGTATTTTGTAAATGATCAATCATCTCCCACTCTTTCTATTGTTAATTCTGGATCTGCAACTGGCATTTCTATTATAAAAAGTGGAAGTGGTAATGCTATAACATGCAACAATTCAATAAGTTCCACATCAGTGATATATGCTAGTGGTGGTAATAGTAATCAATGGAATGAAGCTACTTCCGATATTTTATCAAATAAAAATAATTGGACCAATTCATATACAACTATAACCAGTAATTCTTCAAATTGGGACTTAAGTTATTCATTAGTAAGTCAATTAACTGGTCTTTCTTCAAATTGGAATTCTTCGTATAACACAGTCCAATCAAATTCTGGAAATTGGAATAGTGTATATTCAACTGTTAATACAAATTCTGGTTTCTGGAAAACTTTATATGATACATCACCACTATGGAATTCGATGTATTCGACTGTTAATACCAATTCAGCAAATTGGAATAGTTCTTATACAACAGTTTTAAATTCATCCGCAAGATGGAATAGTACAACGAATACAGTATCATCCAATTCCGCAAATTGGGAATCTTCATATACTGTGGTATCTAGTAATTCTTCATTTTGGTCTTCTAATTATACAACAGTAAATACAAAATCTGCAAATTGGGATTCTGCTTATAATACATTGTCTGCTAATTCTGCGACTTGGTCTACTCCGGTTGGAACTGTCATGGCATTTGCTACTTCAGCAGTTCCTTCTGGTTGGTTGAAGTGTAATGGTCAGAGAATATCGATAACATCGTATCAAAATTTATATGATATTATAGGTGACACTTACAAAGATATAAACACATTAGCTGGGCAATTTAGATTACCGGATTTGAGAGGTAGATTTATTAGAGGTTGGGCGGATAATATAGCCGATAATACTTTCAAAAACGTAGATTTTGGAAGATTGTTTGGTTCTGATCAAGATGATGCATTTCAAGGTCACTGGCATTTTTTCACCAAAAGATCAAAATCACCCGTTGATATAAAAGATACTGGGTTTGATATGTTTGGTACTACAGGTGCTGTTAGTCTTAATTATAATACTACAAATACATATTTCAGTAATGGATTTGGTACACCAAGAAGAAATTTCGAAACTAGACCTGTGAATGTGGCTTTGCTTTATTGTATAAAGTATTAAATCTTTTACATGAAAGTATACAATTTTGATCCAAATAATGGATTTTATTTGGGATCCGAAGATGCGGATGAATCACCATTAGAACCGGGAACATTATGTCTTCCAGCAAATGCAACGTTCGTTAAACCACCATCATTCAATTTAGAAGAAATTCCAAAATGGGAAGAGAATCAATGGATTTTGGTCAAATTTTCCGATATGATAACTTGGAAAGATGTGAGATCACAACGAGATAATCTCCTCAAAAAATCTGATTGGACTCAACTTTCAGATACAAATATTCAAAATAAAAATCAATGGAAGATTTACAGACAAGAGTTGAGAGATTTGACAAAAAAATATCAAACACCATCTGAAGTTATATTTCCAAAACAACCACAAATTATTAATTCAGATCATACGTTCCGTAAATATTTGTGTCGTTTAAAGACATATCTAAAACTTTTTCTTTGCTGATTTCATCAA